CCGAGGGCGCACTGCAGTCCATGGCAAGTGAGTTGTGCTCTGACATTGACAACGACAAAGCCTCACGCAAGGATTGGGAAAAAGCTTACACAGAAGGTCTAAAGCTTCTGGGCTTGCAGATGGAAGAGCGCACAGAACCTTGGAACGGTGCGTCAGGTGTGTTCCACCCTATGATTACAGAAGCAGTTGTCAGGTTCCAAGCTGAGACAATCACTGAGACGTTCCCCGCACAAGGCCCAGTGCGCACCAAGATCATTGGCAAAGAGACACCTGAGAAGAAAGAAGCGGCCACTCGTGTTCAAGATGATATGAACTATCAGTTGACAGAGAAGATGGTTGAGTTCCGCCCAGAGCATGAGCGCATGTTGTGGTCACTGCCAGCCACAGGATCAGCGTTCAAGAAGGTGTACTACGATCCCAATTTGGGACGTCAGGTATCAATCTTCATTCCAGCCGAAGACATCATTTTGCCGTATGGCACAACAGAGATGGATACGTGCTACCGCATTACACACGTGATGCGCAAGACAAAGAATGAGATTCTCAAGCTACAACAAGCAGGCTTCTATCGTGACATTGAGTTGTCTGAACCTGATAAATCCATCAGCGACATTCAGAAAGCCAAAGACAAAGAGACGGGCTTTAGTGACCTCAACGATGATCGTTACACACTGTATGAGTGCCACGTTGACCTAGACCTCAAAGGCTTTGAGGATGAAGAAGATGGTGAGAAGACCGGCATCATGTTGCCGTACGTTGTCACGTTGATTAAAGGCACCAACGATGTGTTGGCCATTCGTCGCAACTGGGAAGAAGATGACCCACTTAAACTCAAGCGTCAGCACTTTGTGCACTACCAATATATCCCGGGTTTTGGAGCTTACGGCTTCGGGCTTTTCCATCTTATCGGAGGCTTTGCTAAATCCGCTACCTCTCTCATGCGGCAACTCATCGATGCCGGAACACTTGCCAACTTGCCCGGTGGACTCAAGACACGGGGCCTGCGCATCAAGGGAGACGACACACCCATCGCACCGGGTGAATTCCGAGATGTAGATGTAGGCTCTGGCACGATACGCGACAACATCCTGCCCCTGCCATACAAGGAACCTAGCCAGACTTTGTACACATTGCTTCAAAACATTGTGGAAGAAGGCCGCAGGTTTGCCGCCACTGCTGATATGAAGGTGTCTGACATGAGTGGCAACGCTCCTGTCGGTACAACACTGGCTCTCTTAGAGCGTCAGTTAAAGGTGATGACTGCGGTGCAGGCCCGTGTGCACTTTGCGTTGAAGCAAGAGTTGGGTTTGCTCAAGAACATCATTCGTGATTACTCAGACACTGACTACATGTACGAGCCAGAAGGTTCAAAAGGCCCCCGTGCCAAACAGTCTGACTACAACCACGTAGATGTGATTCCTGTGTCTGACCCCAACGCTGCGACCATGAGTCAACGTGTTGTGCAGTACCAAGCTGTGATTCAGATGGCGCAGATGGCGCCTGACATCTATGACTTACCGCAACTGCACCGCAGTATGTTGGAGGTGTTAGGTATTAAAAACGCAGCTAAGTTAGTGCCGCTGGAAGAAGACCAGAAGCCTGTTGATCCTGTAACGGAAAACCAGAACGTGCTCAAGGGCAAACCACTCAAAGCGTTCATGTACCAAGACCATCAGTCGCATATTCAAGTGCACATGATGTTGTTGCAAGACCCACTGATTCAACAGTTTATTGGCCAGAACCCCCGTGCACCCGCCATCCAAGCGGCACTGACTGCACACGTTGCAGAACACGTTGGCTACATGATGCGTCAGAAGATCGAGCAACAACTTGGTATGCCACTACCACCCGAAGACGAGAAGTTACCACCAGATGTGGAGTTGGCTCTGTCAGCAATGATGGCGCAAGCGGCCAATCAAGTGTTGCAACAAGATCAAGCCAAGGCCGCGCAGATGCAAGCACAACAGCAGGCACAAGACCCTGTGGTTCAGATGCAGTTGCAAGAGTTGGAATTGAAGAAACAAGAGTTGGAATTGAAGAAACAAAAAATGGTTGCCGATGTTGCTGCCGCTGCCGACAAACAAGAGTTGGAAGAGCAAAAGGTCAGTGGTCGCTTGGAACTCGACGCCCTCAAAGTGGGTGCACAAATCAAAGAGTCCCAAGCTAAAACGCAATTTGAGCAAGAACGCGCTGGCATTCAGATGGGCGCTGACATTGCAAAGAACCAAGCTCAGATGGAATTGCAAGCACGCACCACTGCACTTCAAAATAACCGCAACCGAAACGAGCCTAAATCATGATCCAAGACTTCGCACGCGTATTGCGCGAAAAATTACGCACTGACATGAACAACTACGCTGACGATTTGTCAGGTGGTGGGTGTCGAACATTCGAGGAATATCAAAAACTCTGCGGGATTATTCAGGGTCTAGCCCTTGCAGAGCGTTATCTACTTGACCTTGCACAGAAAGTTGAACAATCAGATGAGTGATCTTGATCTCTCCCCCGGTGCTTTTGCACTGCCTGAACCCATCCAGCCTCTGGATGCTCCTGAAGATACCGACGAGTTAAAAGCTACGCAACTTCCCATCCCAACAGGTTGGAAGATTCTTTGCGCTGTGCCTGACATCTCTGAACGTGTCGACGGTACAAGTCTGGACTTAGTCCGGCCTATTGAAAGCATGCGCCAAGAAGAAACAGCAACCACTGTGTTGTTTGTTTTGAAAGTTGGCCCCGACGCGTACAATGACACCGCCAAGTTTCCTAACGGAGCATGGTGTAAAGAGGGCGACTTCGTGTTAGTACGTACTTACTCTGGCACAAGATTCAAAATCTTTGGCAAAGAGTTCCGTCTCATCAACGACGACCAAGTTGATGCTGTTGTGCAAGACCCTCGCGGCCTGACCCGCGCTTGAAAGGAAGAAAATGGCTGAACCGTACAAGTTTCCTGACGAAGTTGAAGATAATTCCACAGGAAAAGAGAACGAAAATACTGAAATTGAGATAGAAATCGTTGACGATACCCCTCAAGAAGACCGTGGCCGCAAGCCATTAGGTCGTGATGTGGATGATCCGTCAGATGATGAGCTTGATTCGTACTCCGATGGCGTTAAAAAGCGCATTAAAGAGCTAACACACGCCCGTCATGACGAGCGCCGTGCCAAAGAAGCCCTTGCACGTGAAAAAGTAGAGCTAGAACGCATCACTCAGCACATTATTGATGAGAATAAGCGTCTCAAACAGCACGTTAGCCATGGGGAACAGACTTATTCAGAGACAATCAAGGCAGCAACTAGCGCTGAGCTTGAAAATGCCAAGCGTAAGTACAAAGAAGCGTATGAAGCAGGCGATTCTGACGCCCTGTTAGACGCCCAAGAAGCCATGACAGACGCTAAAATGCGTGTAGAAGCGGCAAAAAACTTTAGACCTACCCCTTTACAACAAGATGATATTGATGTACAAATCAAGTCATCTCCTCCACCCCGACAAGAGATCGACGATAAAACCCTGCGCTGGCAGGCAAGAAACCAGTGGTTCGGTCAATCGGGGTATGAAGAATTAACCAGCTTTTCTCTAGGGCTGCACCAAAAACTAGTGAACTCGGGGGTTGACCCTCGCTCTGACGAATATTTCGAGCGCATTGATGCTCGCATTAAATCAACTTTTCCAGAGATATTTGGAAGAGAAGAAAAGCCTAAATCGGTTGATGGCTCTAAAAAAGCTGCAACAGTAGTTGCTTCCGCGACTAGGTCGTCTGGGGTAAGAAAAGTTGAAATGTCGCCAACGCAAGTCGCCTTGGCTAAAAAATTTGGATTAACCCCACAGCAATACGCTGTTGAATTAGCAAAATTGGAGAAACAAAATGGCTGACACTATTGACCGCATCACACGTGACTTAAAGACACGCGAAAAATCTGTTCGTACGGCATACGTGCCACCGAGCAACTTGCCCGATCCGACACCTGATCCAGATTACACGTTTCGCTGGGTAGCGACTCATGTGCTAGGTCAGCCATTAGCCAACAACGTGTCCTTACAGATGCGCGATGGTT